GTCCGTCCAAGAGTGGGAAATACTCCTGGATGCCAAGGTTCGATGTGCCCTGCAGGGGGATCCCCCAAACATCTCCAAGTTGATCATGGCTCGCGCGCACTGTTTGTGCCGCAGCTTGTGGACAACCCCTCGCGGCGACCTCTATGCCCAGCTAGTCTTGGGCGTCGTCAAATCTGGAACTTTCAACACGAGCAGCACCAACTCTCGCATTCGTGCGATGTGGCGTGGCTCGTTGGAGCCTCATGGGCCATTACCATGGGCGACGACTGTTTGGAGGAACCTGTTGAGGGGGCTGAGGCCCTGTACGCTTTGTACGGGCATCCCTTGAAGAACTACGATGTCGCTCACGACACGTACAACTTTTGTTCTTTCGACATCGACCGAGAAACCGGAGCGTACACCCCCGCTGACCCCACGAAGAGCCTTTATTCGCTTTTGGTTAAACGTGAAGCAACGGGGTCGTTTGAACCCTCCGCTCTCCTGGCGTTCCAACACCACGTCCGCCACCATCCTGAGCGCGAACTGTACTACAGCGTGCTCGAGAGTCTCGGAGCCGATATCACCCGGTAGACCCTTGTGTTTACCCGTACCCCCCTGTACAATGCCTAGAAAACGTAGACAACGTAAACCCCGCCGCCAGGCGAAACCCCGGAACCCAGCCCCGCGCTCGTCCTCACACGAGAGCACGGGTGGTCGAATCGGGGCCACGCTCGGCAGAGCTTTAGGGTCCTTCGCTGAGAAGGGCCTAGGGAAGATCTTTGGCTTTGGGGAGTACAAAACCCTCCTGGCTGATGAGCTAGGACACGCTGAGGAAACGATTGCCGAATCCGGAGCCCCTGAGGTCAACAGCCTCGTTGCTCCCCTCAGTTCTTCCAAGCTTGTCCCCCTGATGCACCAAGACCGTGAAGGCACTGTGAGGTTCGCCCGTCGCGAATTCGTCACCACGGTTGAGATCAGGGACATCCCCACCATCCTCATTGAGAAGATTAACCCAGCCAACGAGAACCAGTTCCCGTGGCTGGCTGGCATGGCCAGTAATTTTCAACAGTATGCATTCACCGGTCTGGCGTACGAGTATGTTCCGACCAGTGGCGCCGCCATTGCAGCCTCCGACTCTGCTTTGGGCCAGGTCGCCATGGCGTTCAACTACGACGTATCCAACCCTGGAAATCCGTGGCCTTCGGGCACCCTCAAGGGAGTCCTGAACATGAACGGCGCCACGAGCTGCTCCCCAGCGGCTCCCGGTGTGTGCTACTTGGAGTGTGACCCCGCCATGTCGGTGAACCCTGTCAGGTTCGTCCAGACTGAGACGTTCTCCACAACAGCGATGTCCACGGCTGACTTTGTCGCCGCAGACTTCATACTCCACACTTCCGGCTCTAAGTCGACCACTGCTTTCCAGTGCGGACAGCTTTGGGTCACTTATGAAGTAGTTTTGTTCAACCCCCGCCCCGTCACGCCGGCCGCCCCTCCCCCACCGGAGCTGGGCGACAGCTTGTTGGCAATGTGGAGGGGGTACCAGCGCCTGCTCAAGTGCACTGGTCCCTTCACGGACGAGCAGCTTCTGGTCCACAAGTTCGAGCTTTTGCGACTGGAGGCTCGCTTCGCCCAGGAGGATGTGATCAAACTTCTCCAGCAAGCCGCCCTCCGAGAACTACGCGACAACGTCAACTCCACGAAAGACGCGAAAACTCTCGAAGCGGACATTGAGGACATGTTGGACATGGCCGAAGCCCGCCATCTTGGCTTGAGCAAACCGCGCCTAGTCCGTAC